ATCCCAAGGAGTTAAAAAGAATTAAAAATATATTCGATTGGAGAAACTATCCGGAAAGCAGTAAAGAAAAATGGTACGATTATATAGACGAAGAATTTAAAAGAAGGGAGGAGGGATTCTGGTTTATGAATAATGGTAAACCAACCTGGATAACAGGTACGCAGTACATGTACTTACAATGGAGTAAAATTGATGTAGGTGCTCCAGATTTTAGAGAAGCAAACAGATTGTTTTATATATTCTGGGAGGCTTGCAAAGCGGATAAAAGATGCTACGGGATGTGCTACCTTAAAAATAGACGTTCTGGATTTTCTTTCATGTCGTCAGCAGAAATTGTTAATTTAGCAACCCTTGCAAGTGATAGTAGATATGGAATACTATCTAAAACTGGATCAGATGCAAAAAAGATGTTCACGGACAAAGTTGTACCTATATCAATTAATTATCCTTTCTTTTTTAAACCTATCCAAGATGGTATGGATCGTCCTAAATCTGAACTTGCTTACAGAGTACCTGCTAGTAAGTTTACAAGGAAGAAAATGTCAGCCACAGATGGCATGGAGGATATTGAAGGTTTGGACACAACGATTGATTGGAAAAACACTGGGGACAATAGTTATGACGGTGAAAAACTAGCCTTGTTAGTTCACGATGAATCTGGTAAATGGGAGAGACCCGATAATATTTTAAATAACTGGAGGGTTACAAAAACATGTTTACGATTAGGTAGTAGGATTATTGGTAAATGTATGATGGGTAGTACTTCAAATGCTTTAGATAAAGGTGGAGAAAACTTTAAAAAATTATACAATGCCTCGGATGTCACGAAACGAAATAGAAATGGTCAGACAAAGTCTGGCTTATACTCTTTGTTTATCCCAATGGAGTGGAACTACGAGGGATTTATTGATGAGTATGGAATTCCAGTCTTTACTAACCCTGATATCGACAGACTTACACCAGACGGTGAATTAATAGACGTAGGCGTAATAGATAACTGGCAAAACGAAGTAGATGGTTTAAAAGACGATCAAGATGCTTTGAACGAATTTTACCGTCAGTTTCCTAGAACTACGGAGCACGCATTTAGAGATGAGACTAAAAATTCTATTTTTAATCTCGTTAAACTATACGAACAGATAGATTACAACGAGGAGATGACTAGAACTCTAGGGATTACAACAGGTAATTTTCAATGGGTGAATGGAATCAAGGATTCTCAAGTTATATTTTACCCAGATCCAAAAGGAAGATTTAAAGTTAGTTGGGTTCCACCTCAACAACTACAAAACAGAGTAATACTTAAAAATGGTATCAAGTATCCAGGTAACGAACATATGGGTGCTTTTGGATGTGATAGTTACGATATATCAGGAACAGTAGATGGAGTTGGATCGAAAGGAGCTTTACACGGGCTAACTAGATTCTCAATGGAAGATGCCCCGGCTAACAGTTTCTTTTTAGAATACTTGTCAAGACCACCAACTGCAGAGATGTTCTTTGAGGACGTTTTAATGGCTTTGGTATTTTATGGGATGCCTATACTCGCAGAGAATAATAAACCTCGTCTCTTGTACTATCTAAGACGTAGAGGATATAGAGGGTTTAGTATGAATAGGCCGGATAAAGTTTGGAACAAGTTATCTGTAGCAGAAAAAGAGGTTGGTGGAATACCCAATTCCTCAGAAGACATCAAACAAGCACATGCGGCAGCAATTGAGATGTATATACAAGATCACGTTGGAATGAAGCAGGACGGAACATTTGGTGATTTATACTTCAACGAACTGCTAAATGATTGGGCAAAGTTTGACATAAACAAAAGAACAAAGCATGATGCGTCGATAAGTTCTGGTCTAGCTATTATGGCTAACAATAGACATTTATACGCACCAAACGCTAAGGTTGAAAAACAACCACTAAACATAAACATTTCCAAGTATAGTAATACTGGGACTAATTCACAAATAATCAAATAATAAATATGGCAGAGTCTGGCATTAAAAGTTATTTTCCGAGTCAAACTGTAAGCGATGCTGAAAAGATAAGCTATGAATATGGTTTAAAGGTTGGTAAGGCAATAGAGCAAGAGTGGTTTAATAACGATAGAGGTTCTAATAGATATAGAGCTAATCATAATGATTTTCATAATTTAAGACTATACGCTAGAGGCGAGCAGTCTATACAAAAATATAAGGATGAGTTGTCTATAAATGGTGATTTGTCCTATTTAAATTTAGATTGGAAACCAGTTCCAATTATATCTAAGTTTGTAGATATAGTTGTTAATGGAATTGCTGAAAGAACATACGATATAAAAGCCTTTTCACAAGATCCTTTTGGTGTGAAAGAAAGAACTGACTATATGCAAAACGTTCTCGATGATATGCAAGCTAAGCCTTTTATAGATCAAGCAGCGGCACTCGGGGTAGACGCTTCTAGTAGTAATGTTAAACAGGAGGATTTACCCGAGAACAAAGAGGAACTTAACCTTCACATGCAGCTAAACTACAAGCAATCAATTGAAATAGCTGAAGAACAAGCTTTAAACACTTTGTTTGATGGTAGTAACTACGAATTAATTAAAAAAAGGTTTTATCAAGATCTTACAGTTTTAGGTATTGGAGCTGTAAAAACATCATTCAACACCTCGGAGGGTGTTGTTATTGATTACGTTGATCCCGCAAACTTAGTTTACTCTTACACGGAATCTCCTTACTTTGAAGACATATACTACGTGGGTGAAACAAAGACTATTCCAGTCAACGAGCTAGCAAAACAATTCCCTCACTTATCTGAAAGTGATCTTGAGGACATAATGAAAAACAAATCTCACAATAGATCTAGCTATAACTCTAGACATAGCCACGACAAGGAAGATAACAACACTATACAGGTTTTATATTTTAACTATAAAACCTATATGAATGAGGTCTACAAAGTTAAAGAAACAGCTACTGGATCAGATAAAATTATACCAAGAGATGACCAGTACAATCCACCAAATGATATGGAAGGTGGTTACGGTAGAATGATTAGATCTATAGAGTGTCTATATGATGGCGCTATGATTTTAGGTACAGACAAGTTGCTTAAATGGGAGGTGGCTAAAAACATGATGCGTCCTAAGAGTGATTTTACTAAAGTAAAAATGAACTATTCTATTGTAGCACCTAGAATGTATAATGGTAAAATTGATTCTTTAGTAAAGAGAATCACTGGTTTTGCCGATATGATTCAATTAACACACCTTAAGCTGCAACAGGTAATGTCAAGAATGGTTCCAGATGGTGTTTATTTAGATGCTGATGGTTTAGCTGAGGTTGATTTAGGTAATGGAACAAACTACAATCCACAAGAAGCTTTAAACATGTTTTTCCAAACTGGATCCGTGATAGGAAGGAGTTTCACGTCGGAAGGTGATATGAATCCAGGTAAAGTACCTATTCAAGAAATTACATCAGGTTCTGGTGGAAACAAGATGCAAGCTCTAATTGGAACTTACAACTACTATCTACAAATGATAAGAGATGTAACCGGGTTAAACGAGGCTAGAGATGGTAGTATGCCAGATAAAAACGCTTTAGTCGGTGTACAAAAGATAGCGGCAGCGAACTCAAACACAGCCACAAGACACATATTACAAGCTGGGTTATTTTTAACAGCTGAAACAGCGGAGTGTTTATCACTTAGAATATCTGATATCATCGAGTACTCTCCAACTAAAGACGCTTTTATTCAAGCTATTGGAGCTAGCAACATAGCTACACTAGAAGAGATGTCAGATTTGCATTTATATGATTTTGGTATATTTATAGAATTACAACCGGATGAAGAGGAAAAGGCTATGCTGGAAAACAATATACAAGTAGCTCTTCAACAGCAAACTATAGAACTTGAAGATGCTATTGATGTTAGAAATGTTAGGAATTTGAAATTAGCAAATCAATTCTTAAAACTACGTAGGAGGAAAAAGATGGAAAGAGATCAAAAGGCACAGCAGGAAAACATGGAGCGACAAGGTCAAATAAACCAACAGTCAGCTCAAGCGGCAGCGCAAGCTGAAGTTCAAAAAAACCAAGCTATAGCACAGACAACAATGCAACTAGAGCAAACAAAATCTCAGCTTAAACTACAAGAGCAACAACAAGAGGTTGAGCTTAAGAAACAATTAATGAAGATTGAGTTTGAATATAACATGCAGTTGAAAACCATGGAGTCCCAGGGTGCATCTGATAGAGAAGATAAAAGAGAAGATAGAAAAGATAAAAGAACTAAAATACAAGCTACGCAACAGAGCGAGCTTATAGATCAAAGAAATAGCGGTGGAACGCCTAAAAACTTTGAGTCTTCAGGTAATGATATATTAAGTGGAGACTTTAACTTAAACGCATTTGACCCTAAGTAGGATTATTATTAATTATTATTATATTATATTATGGAAGAAGAAAATGAAAACGTA